AAAACTGCAAAAAAAGTTAGGTTCTGATAAACAAGAATCTAAAGAAGACGTTACTGAAGATTCACCTGAATCTACAGATAAAGAACAAGAGAAACCTGAAGCTTCAGAAGATCCTGATTATAAAGATGGTTATCTTGAAGATGGTAAGGTTAATTATGAAAGAGTTAACGAAGTTTACGGTGATAAACTTGGTAAGGTATTTGAAGATGCTGAGTTAGATCCTTTTTCTATCAGTAAAGAATTCCATGATAATAAAGGTTCTCTTTCTGAGGAAAGCAAACAAAAACTTATAGATAGTGGACTATCTGAAGCTAGTGTTGACTCTTATTTAGCAGGTAGAGCCGCTGAATCAGGTTATGATAAATCAGGTAGTATAGAAGATCTTACAGATAAAGAAGCTATGGACATCTACAATTCTGTAGGTGGACAAGATGAATACAACAAAATATTAAAATGGGCTGTAGATAATATACCGGAAAAAGAAGCAGAAGCTTTTGATTCCATTGTAAATACTGGCAAACCAGATGCTATACAACTATTAGTATCAGGATTAAAAGCTAGATATGAAGAAGCAAATGGTTATGAAGGACGTATGTTAACAGGCAAAGCCGCTCAAGCTAATACAGATGTATTCCGTAGTCAAGCTGAAGTAGTAAGGGCTATGAATGACCCACGCTATGAAAGCGATCCGGCTTACAGACTAGATGTATTTGAAAAATTAGATAGATCTGACATCAATTTCTAACGTATAATGGCGGCTCGAATCATATCGTAACCGCCAGTTATTTTATTTTTAAACAATGACAACAGTAACATTAACGAACCAAAATAAAAACTGGCAGAGTTTCTGTGACTGGGTTACAAGCACCGACAATCGACTTTATGTTGGTTGGTTCGGTGTCTTAATGATTCCCGCACTATTAACAGCAACTACAGCATTTATTATAGCTTTCATTGCAGCTCCTCCAGTTGATATAGATGGTATTCGTGAACCCGTAGCTGGGTCTCTACTCTATGGAAACAACATCATCTCAGGGGCTATCGTCCCGTCATCTAATGCAATCGGTCTTCACTTCTACCCAATCTGGGAAGCTGCAACCCTCGACGAGTGGTTGTATAACGGAGGACCATATCAACTTATTGTATTCCACTTTCTCATCGGGATCGCCGCCTACATGGGACGACAATGGGAACTTAGTTATCGACTCGGAATGAGACCATGGATAACAGTAGCTTATTCCGCACCAGTATCCGCAGCATTCGCTGTGTTCTTAGTGTACCCATTTGGTCAGGGGAGTTTCTCTGATGGTATGCCTCTTGGTATTTCCGGTACTTTCAATTTTATGTTCGTCTTTCAAGCCGAGCACAATATCCTCATGCATCCATTCCATATGCTTGGTGTTGCTGGGGTTTTCGGGGGAGCTTTATTCGCTGCTATGCACGGAAGTCTCGTTACTTCCTCGATTATTAAAGAAACTACTGATAACGAATCACAGAATTATGGTTATAAGTTTGGTCAAGAGGAGGAAACGTATAACATCGTTGCCGCTCATGGCTACTTCGGCCGTTTGATTTTCCAATATGCGTCTTTTAATAATTCTCGTTCTCTTCATTTCTTCCTTGCTGCTTGGCCAGTGGCTTGCATATGGCTCACCTCCATGGGAGTCTCAACTATGGCTTTCAATTTAAATGGTTTTAATTTTAATCAGTCTGTACTTGATACAAATGGTAAAGTAGTACCTACTTGGGCAGATGTATTAAATAGAGCTAATTTAGGTATGGAAGTAATGCATGAAAGAAATGCTCATAATTTCCCATTAGACTTAGCTTCAGTTGATTCAACACAAATCGCTCTAACAACCCCTTCAATAGGTTAATTATGCCATACGTTAATGGAAAAAAATACCCATATACTCCAAAGGGTAAGGCAGCAGCGGCTAAAGCAGCTAAAGCTAAGAAAAAAATAAATAAAAAATAGTTAGTTCGTGCCGACCTGACCTATCATCCTCGGCCATTAACCTAATTTATTTTATCTTAATGACTACAACAACTGAACAAGGCGGAAGACAAAACAGATTCGCAACTGAACCACCAGTAGAAATACTCGATGTAGATTACATGGAGAATGCTGAACGTGTTAATGGTCAGCTAGCTATGATTGGATTCATTGCAGCTCTTGGTTCTTACTTGTTCACAGGTCAAATCATACCTGGATTATTCTAGGTCGATCGACACACAACGTCGCGTCCGTTCATCCATGAATTATGGACGCATGAAACCACATCATGGAACGGGGGTGTGGTACTAAGGAGAAGATCCATGCAAAAAAAGATCCAACTAAAGTATCGCGGCGTGCCTTACACGAAACTTACTTAAATTATTTCAATGAAAAAAATAGCCTTGATCCTGGCTTCGGTATTAACAAGCACAGGCGCTGCAATCGCCGGACCCTACGTGAATGTAGAAAGCAACGCATCCTATACAGGATCTGACTATAAAAGCCGTACTACCGATTTCCACGTTGGTTGGGAAGGTGGTAACGACTCCTTTGATTATTATGTGCAAGGAGGTCCAGCTGTATCTGCAGAAGACGGCGTAGATTCTGAGAGTAATCTTTCAGGAAAAGTCGGTGTTAACGTAGCAGCTACAGATAAACTTGGTCTCTATGGAGAAGTCAGCGTACTCACTAATTCAGATGACGACGTTGATAATGCTTGGGGAACCAAAATTGGAGCTAAATATAGCTTCTGATAATGAAGTTAAATGAACTGTGGCTAGGAGTCTTCGGTCTCTTAGCCCTTTTTATTTTTATAGAGGGTCTACACATGACTGAACATCAGCATTGTAGATCCTGCCCACCGTGCGAAACCACGGAAAACTATTGATGATCACAGTATGGCGGAACCATACATAGATTAAGTCTTTTTATACATTTTATTTTTTTTAAACAAATGGCTTTTAACACTAATACAGCACAAGGAACTGTTGTTTATACATCAGGTGAATGGAAAAGTGGAAACGTACTTGCTAATGATCTTGCACTAGTAAGTAATACTACACTTACCGCAATACCTGAGTTATCAATTCCTGTTGCTAAGTATGAAAGAGTAGCTTTCCGTTTATGGGTAGATGTAGATAACAAAGCAGCTGGTGACTTCTCATGGTCAGTAACAGTACCTGCTAGTGCTACATCCTTTAGAGCTAGAAGAGTAACTCCAGAAATTCCTATCTCTGGTGATATTACTGAAAAAGTAACATTTGAAACCACTGGTACTGGTATCGCCGCACAAGATGCTGTTGGTACTGACAGTGCTTACTACATCCAACTTGAGGGTGTATTCCAGAATGGTGCCAATATTGGTGCTATTGACATTAAAGTTGCACAGAAGACAAGTTCTGGTACTGCAACAACTGTCAAAGCTGGTTCATATGTTGAATACCAACGCTACTAAAGAGCGTAGGAGGAGAGGCACCTCAGAGTCGGACCTCTCTTTCATTGGCTTTTGGCCCGATACGTCGGATACCCTTTAGCCGTCTAGACGGTGGGATAGACCACAAAAATTTTTCAATCGATTGGAAGTAAGTTGATAATACACACTATTCAAATTAATGGCTAATTTAACCCAATCCGTAGTCGGTACCTTAAATAAAGCTGCAGCATCTACTTCAGCTGCTAACGCTTATGATACCAAATATGGAACCTACCTTAAACTGTTCTCAGGTGAGCTGTTCAAAGCTTATGAGTCAGCCACGGTAGCAAAAGGAACTGTACAATCTCGTAGCTTGAAAAACGGCAAGAGTATGCAGTTCATATTCACAGGTCGTATGCAAGCGGCTTACCATACCCCTGGTACTCCAATACTAGGATCTGGTGATCCTCCAGTAGCAGAGAAGACCATCGTAATGGATGATTTGCTGATTAGTTCAGCTTTCGTTTATAATTTAGATGAAACTCTTGCTCATTACTCTTTGAGATCAGAGATCTCTGCTAAGATTGGTCACGCTCTTGCAGAAGCATATGATAAAAAAATCTTCCGTACAATAGCAAAAGCTGCTCGTGAGTCACATCCAATTACTGCTGCTCCTGGACCAGAACCAGGTGGTACTCAGATCCAACTTGGAGCTGGTAACCAATATAATGCACAGGCATTGGTTGATGGTTTCTTCGAAGCCGCTGCTGTTCTTGATGAAAAAAATGTTCCTCAGAATGGACGTACTGCTGTACTAAATCCACGTCAATATTATGCGTTGGTATCTCAAGTAGATACAAATATTCTCAACAGAGATTATGGTAATAGTCAGGGTAATTTAACTTCTGGCCAAGGTCTATATGAAATCGCTGGTATCCAGATCAAGCGTTCTAACAACCTACCTTTCTTGGCAGGTACTGTTAATTCACAAGCTGGTGAAAACAACGATTACTCTGCTGACTTCACTAATAGCTGCGGTCTTATCTATCAGAAAGATGTAGCTGGTGTTGTAGAAGCAATTGGCCCACAAGTCCAAGTTACAAGTGGGGATGTATCAGTTATGTACCAAGGTGATCTAATTGTAGGTCGTCAAGCAATGGGTGCAGGTACTCTAAACCCAGCTGCTGCTATTGAATTCCTGAATACATAAGGAGGTATAATCTATGCCTATAGTACCAGGAACTTCTCATACAGTTACACAAAATTCTGGTGTAGGTAGTGCTATTTCCGCAACAAAAGATCCTTCACAAGGTATTGAAGTAGGTAGATCTATTCTAGCTGATGATTATACAACATTAACTGTTGCTCAATCAGCTATAACAGTTTAGTTACTTATCATTCCGAAGGTGGTACTTCATTAGTAACATCCGTAGGAACCGTTGCTGACGGAACTGAGTACTATGTTGAAAGAATGTCAGCTGATACTTTTGAATTAGCAACTTCTGCAGCCAATGCGACTGCAGGAACTACATTACAAATCACCAATGATGGTAATGATAGTCAGACATTTAGAAGACCAATTGGAAAAGTAGTTTAAAATACAAAAGTAAAAACACATGGCAGTTTCCGTAGCAAAAGGTAATGCTGGTGTATGTACTACAGATGCTGTTCGTAGTTCTGTCTGCCGTTCGGAAGGCGGAGCTACTGGCATACGTCCCTCACCTGTTACCTCAACAACAAAAAATCTCCGCATAGCTTATCCAGCTGTGGAGTGTAATATTTAATTATAATAAGGGAGGTTATTCTATCTCCCTTTTTCTTAACCTTTCATTATTGAATTATGACATTAAAAATCGATACCGAACTATCCGCAGTTAATTCAATATTGGGAGTGATCGGTCAAGCACCAGTTACAGCGATTAATGCTTCAAACCCTCAAACAGCTTTAATCAAACAAATATTAGATGAATGCATTTTAGAAGTATTAACAGAAGGTTGGCATTTCAATGTTGAAGAGCACTATGAATTAGTACCAAATGTTAATGATGAAATACTTATATCTGAAGACATGTTACGTGTTGATATTAATGACGATAACATATATAGATCTGAAGATATAGTAAGAAGAAATGGGAAACTTTATGATAAAGTTGATCATACTTATACTTTTACAGAAAACATTGATGCTGATATAACTTGGTTCTTCCCATTCTACCCTGACCCTACCTCTCAAGTTACTGTAACTGATTATATACCACCAATATTTAGGCGTTATATTATACATAAAGCAGCTACTAGAGCTGTAGCACAGATGGTATCTAATCCTCAATTATATCAGATACAGCAACAACAAGAGGCATCAGCTAGGGCTGCCTGTATGGAATATGAATGTAATCAAGGAGATCACTCATTCTTTGGTACTCCACATAATAATTCATATAGACCATATCAACCATATCATGCATTATTGGTACGCTAATGGGATCTATAACACAAACAGTACCTTATTATATCCAAGGTATATCTGAACAGCCAGATCAAATTAAAAAGAAAGGCCAAGTAAGAGATGCATTAAATGTATTACCAGATATTACGCAAGGTTTATTAAAGCGTCCTGGTAGTCAATATTTAAATGAATTAAAAGCTAAAAATTTCAGTGCTGCTGATATTACATTAAATACTGAAGCTGCTTGGTTTTCTATAGATCAAACAGATAAGTTTATTGGAAGAGTACATACGGATGGTAGTTTTGCTGTATGGAGTGCTCAAAATGGTAATGCTCAAAATGTTTCATATACAGCTAATAATACAAATGGTAGTGGATGTGGATGTTCTGCAAAATATTTAGCACATTCTGACCCAGAATCTATACAATTTTTAACTATTAACGATGCTACATTTGTAGTTAATAGAGAAAAAACAGTCAGAATGCTACCTGTAGATGACTGTAGGTATTATGATAATGCCATGTTTAAGGGTTATACTAATCCAAACTGGGGTAGATTTCATGAAGCCTTTATAGATTTAAAACATATAAAACGTAATCAACAATATCCTTTAGATCTTGTAAGCTCTCAAGCTGGTTTAGCACCTTCAACAGGTACTAGCTATACAAGAGCTACTAAACTTGAAGCTACATGGATATCAGGACCTGGTGGATCTCCAAATAATATGGAGATTAGAAATGTAGGAAGTACAAAATATACATTTAGAAAAACATTTGATATTAACCCATCACCAACTCCTACAGGTGGATCTATACTAGCAGGAACTACAGCAGCTCAAAGGAATTTAAGATTTGAGTTAACCATGACAGGTATGCCTTATTCAGAAGGTACTGATTATCACTCAGTTTACAGATTAGAGTGGGATCTAATGCATGGTGGATACGGCTGGCAAGTAGGTGATCATTTTGAAGTTAGTATGGGAGATACAGGTTCTGTTGGTTATTATAAAATAACAATTAAAGAAACAGAAACTATTAACCATAAGCATACTATAGGAATAGGCCCTGTAAGACCTATGCCTACTAGCGCTGTTGCTGGCAGTACAGTATCTGCTGATTCTATTTTAGATCAATTAAAAATAGAAATAGAACAAAAAACTAATAATTATTTTAGTGTTACTAAAATAGGTACAGGTTTATATTTAAAATTAGCTAGTTTACCACCTACTGGTAGTACTTGTAGATCAGGCGATCAGTTCAATGTACTTACATCTGAACCTCAAGTTATGAATATACTAACTCATGAAGTCAGCGATGTCAGTGAGTTACCTAATGTTTGTAAAGATGGTTATTTAGTTAAAGTTGTTAATAGTACAGAAGATGATGATGATCACTGGTTGAAATTTGTATCTGATACTCCTGGTCAAGATGGTAGTGGGCATTGGGAAGAAACATGGGACCCTTGTGTGGAAATTGATTTCGATCCATGTACCATGCCTCATAAAATTGTGAGGTTATCTAATAATGTTTTTGATTTACAAACTATACCATGGGAAGCTAGAAAAGTAGGTGATGAGAATACTAATCCAAAACCTAGTTTTGTTGATAAAACAATTAATAATTTATTATTCTATAGAAATAGGCTGACATTTTTAAGTGAAGAAAATGTTATACTTTCACAAGCAGGTGATTACTATAATTTCTGGGTTGAATCAGCAACTGCTGTAGCTCCAATAGATGTAATAGATATTGCTGCTAGTTCTGATAGACCTACTATATTATATGATGGTTGTGAAATCAATGAAGGTTTGGCCATATTCTCTCCTTACGAACAATTTTTAGTTACAACTGAAGAAACAGCTTTCACGTCAACATCTGCATCAGTTAGATTTATATCATCTTATGATTATAATATAGGTATTAAACCGTTTGTTATTGGAAGTAGTGTTGGATTCACAAGTAATAGTGGATCACACAGTAGATTCTGGCAAATGGGGAATATATCTAGAACTAGACAAGCTACTACAATTGAACAAAGTAAATCCGTAGCTAATTCGTTACCTTCTAATTTATTAACAGCTGCACCGTCTAGAGATAATAATATCATATTATTCCATGGTTGGGATCCTGTACCTGGTACAAGTTATGGTGCATGTAAAAACCCTTATTCAGATATATGGGGGTATCGTTATTTTTCTGATGGTGAACAATTAATTCAAAGTGCTTGGTTTAGATGGGATTTCTATGGTGATGTTATATGGCATACTATCATGGATAATACTTATTATGTTGTTGTCTATTTTAATAGTAAAGCTCATTTTCTAGCTGTAGATTTAGAACAACAATCAGCTACATTTAATTTAGATGATCAAAATACTTGTAATAAACATTTGATTCATTTAGATAATGCTAGTACTGCAACTATAGTAAGTTATAATGCCACTACAAATAAAACTACAATTACCTTACCTGCAAATCATTATAGGCAACCTGCTACACATGGTCAAGCTAGTGGGGGATCCCAGATTTTATATGGACTAACTGGTGCAATGAAAGGTCAAGTCGGTTTAATCGATGCTTTCACTGCTAATACTGTTACACAAGCTACTGTAGAAGGTAATTGGGTTGGTAGTACAGCAGTTATAGGATTTACTTATGATATGTCTGTTGAATTTCCCTCTGTTTATGTAACAAAACCTGCTGGAGATAAAGAAATAGCAGATTTAACTGCTAGTCTTAATATACATAGAGTTAGATTTACTTTTGGACCAACTGGATATCACTCTACAGTTTTATCTAGAAAAGGAGTTGCTGATTATACAGAAAATCATCCATCTTCAATGACTCATACTTTCAAATTAAATCAGTATAATGTATTATTAGATACTGAATCTGCAGTACCTGTATATGCTGATAGTAATGATTATAGATTGAAATTATTAGCTACTCACCCTACCCCTTGTACTTTATATTCACAGACATGGGAAGGTAATTATAATCCTAATTATTATCAACGTGCTTAAGTATACTATTCATCCATTAACTAAAGAAGCTGCTTTTGAAGTGGCTTCTAATTTACGTGAAGAAGATCACAGAGAACTTACAGAAGGGCATGGGATTGATCCTGTGCCTTTTTTAACTAAAGATGTTCATACAGGTGATCAAATTTATTTTATTGCACCAAACGGCAAGACTGCCGGAATTGCAGGTGTATATAAAACAGGAAATATTTGGATGGTAACAACTCCAATTATTTACGATAGCCCTATTTCTTTTATACGAGAAGCTAAAAGATTTATTGATTCTAGAAAAGAACCTATTCTTTGGAATATAATCGATAAAAGAAATACAATACATTTAAGACTTATCAAATTTTTAGGTTTTAAATTTATCCGAGAGATCAAATATGGTCCTCACAATTTGTCCTTTATAGAGTTTTGCCGTGTGCGCAGGTATTAGTGGTTTTTCTTCCCCAGCAGGGGGACCTATGAATATGCTTGGATTAGGATTAAAAATAGGTGGTGCCTTTTTGGGTGGTGATCCTAATGCTAATTATAGAGCTCAACAATTTGAATCAGCGAAGGCTCAATATAAACGAGCTGAAGTAGCTATGAAAGCTAGGAGAGCACTAGGTAAAATACAATACCTTACAGGTATAAACAAGAACCTAGAGGCTGCTAGTAGAGCTGTTAGTCAGAATCAAGCTAAATATAATGAATTGCTTGCAGAGTGGAAATGGAAACAATATGAAATATATAAAAAAGGTATTGCAAAAACTGGTGCTTATGCTGCTAAAGGTATGATAGGTAAGAGTGCAAAACGTGCAGCAGTAGTAGCAAAAGGTATGGACGGTGTAGAACAAGCACAGTTAGTACAATTATTAACTAGTAGTCGTTGGAGATTAAATGATAGTAATAAAGATATTTGGTCAGAATATGAAGCTGCTAATCGTGAAACCTATGATAGAAGTGGTATAGGTAGACCAGATAGTATCGGAGCTCCTCCAGTCAAACCAAAAGGTCCAAGTACATTTTCAAGAATTGCTCCTGTATTAGGTGTTTTAGGTAATTATTTTGTTAATAAGTACCAAGCACCTGAGAAAACAGTAGGAGATTTAATACCTTCTTCTAATAGAAACTCATTAGGATTCTCTTGGAATACTCAATGGGATCCAATGACCTACGGAACTAATTATGGTAGTAATACTGGTGTAAGTTATTTTAACTGATATTCACTTCTCTATGGAATTTTAAAAAATGGTACAAGCACGATTTACTAAACAGTATAATACAGATTTAGTTTCTCTATTTAATCAAGGTTGGCAACGTAACGAATCAGTTGGACAACTTAATGAAGTTATAAAGCTAGGAAATGCAAAACAAGCCGATGCTGATATATTGGCATTATCTGCATTTTCTACAACTTTAGGTGGTTATGCCGAGCAGATTCATGAAAAAAATGAAAAAGCAAAACTAGCTGAAGAGAAAATGACTGTATTTTTAGACATGCTTTTCGATGAAAATGATCATCTAGCAATGTCTAATTCAGCAGAAGAAGACGAAGCTTTTATAGGTATTTTAAATCAGGAGAATTTTGAACGGTCAAAATATCTACAAGAAGAAAAGGGTGCTTCTTTTGAGGTAGCATCTGATAGTAGAGTAGCTCAAGGTGTCAGAGGTTATGAAATAGCAAAACTACATGTTTTTAATGAAGTTTCAAATTTTTCGCAATTTATGGATGGAATGAACGATCCTGATGAAGTTTTTGCTATGCCAGGCGCTGCTCCATTTAAGATGTCTGATGCTAATCTAACTATGCAGCAAAAGACCTATGCTAGAATGAGTCAATTAAGAAAGTTCTTTTCACAAGAGGCTATATCATCAGCACCTGTTAGTGCGTTAGTAGGATATATGCCAAATCTAGTAACAGCAGAGAAAGCTTGGAGAAGGCAAGCTCAAATTGCTACAGATTACGAAAAGAGTGAAAATGAAAGAGGTGTAGATATAGCATCTTATTTTGCTGGAAATAAAAGTATGGCAGAAACTCTCGCAGAGATAAGTATTACCAGAAATAATAAGGGTAAGATGTTAGGGCATGATGGTGCTATGGTTTATATGGCAAAATATTTTGAAAATAGTATTGATAATTCCCCATTAGATGGAAAAAGTGGTATTGAGAATTATAATAAAGCACTTAAATTTTTGACTGAGAAAATACCAGAAGGATATAAAGATGCTGGTAAGACTTATGGAGAGGCTTATCCAACTAGATTTGGGATGGAATTTAGAGGACTTATCGATGATAAATTTAAAGAATGGCGAACTGCAAATAATAAATTCCAAGGACAAGCTGAAAATGAAGCACAATTTACAAGTGTAACTGAGATTAAAAAGGCATATCAAAATGGCGAGATTGATATCGAGGAAATGATAATTAGGGCAAAACGTGAAGAAGAAAAGATTAAGGAAAAGTTTGGAATTCATTATAATGACGAGGGTCCTATTAATAAATTTATAGAGAAGATAATCAATCCAACAGACACTACGAGCATTCGTGTAGCAGAACACTTCTTGAATACCTTACAGAGCCGAGAGCAATTACATACTGAAGATGCTCAAGAGTGGATAGATAGATTACCACCAGACTTAGCAAAAACATGGAATGGACGTAGAAAGGAGGAAATAGCAAATCAATATGGTGGTGCTGTTCAACTTTTCGAGAAAGACATAGGGAACGATATATTAAATAGTGCGATTGCGAAGATGCCATTTGGTACGTACGAAATCCCACCAAAAGATCTAAATATATCACAAACCCATATCGTCAAGGAGCTAGGAAACTACTTTAGAGAGCAAATAAAAAATGAGCTAAATCTGCTAGATAGAGATCCAACTGACGCTGATATGCTTAGAGTTAAAAGAGTAGCGAAAAAAAATACTCTGGCCTATTTTAAAGAGAATGGTGGTTATTTACAGCAATGGGATGAATCCCTTTTTAGGGATACACATATTCATGGCAAGAAGAAATTTTTTACAAATTTTGAAGAAAAACTAGTAGACTACCCAAATTTACTAGAAGTTGAGAGTAAACCTGCTTCGTCTGAATCGAATGGAGAATTAAACCAAAATCCAATTGTTGTATCATATAGAGCTTTAAAAGGACCACCTAATGCTAATAGGACGATGGACGACGTTTTTAATGATGAAGATTCCTTAAAGGTTCTATTTAAGAAACAGGAAGCTAAGAATTGGGAGAGGACTTGGGGCCCATACAACCAAGAAATACCAGTAAGAGTAAGAGCGTTAGCAAAGGAATTAAACCTAAATCCTATTAAATTAATGAATATAATAAGAGATAAATATAAATTTAAACCATTAAAAGATACTAAGAAATACCATGTTAATAATCCTGTCATTGATGAAGAGCGTAATAAAACTGAACATACACCGAGTAAAGATAATGTAATAAGCTTAAGTTCAGCTTATCTTAGAAATGGTCTGGGATTTACATCGGTAGTACCTAATGGTCCTAATGGCTTTGGAGTTCTACTTGATGAAGGTGACTATCCAAATCCTAATTTAGCTGCAGCTATATTCGATTCAATAACAGAAGGATATACAAAATTTGAACCAGAAATGTTATGGCAATTAGATGATATACTTTCTCTATCAGATAATGATGCTGAAACATATTTAAATACTTTACCTGATGAGGAGAGAATTAAAATGGATTCTCTTTTTTGGATGTATGGTATAGCAGAAGGTCCTCAAATAAGGAAAAACTTAATTAACGTTTAATATTATGGCAGATTTTTTATTTCCTGATGATGAATTAACTGATAAGGATGATGAAACTATTGGAGTAGATGAAGAGTTATTAAAAAAAATACTAGAATCTAGACAAAAAGATGAATCAGTCCAAGAAGAATCAGGAGAAACCCAGCAAAACACACAAATAACTACTGGAGAGACTGAACAGCCTAAACAAACTGAACAGCCTGAACAAACTGATACACAACCATCAGCTATAGAACCAGAGTCTCCAGAAGTACCAGATCAAGAAGTTTCTACTGCAATTACACCTGAAGTAGTAGATGATGATGACTCAGCTAAGAGTAAGTTTAAAAATAGATGGACAGAGTTCACAGCTATTAACAACCAATTTCCAAATAAATCAGGTGAAGAATTTGAGAGGGCTCTAGATGAATGGTCATTTAAATATAATAATAAATCATATGAAGATTATAAATTAGAACAATCTAATAAATCTCTTCAACGACATGCTTTAGAACATACAGGTAAAACAGCTTATAATATATTAGCTGGTACTACTGATTTTGCCGTAAATACTCTTAATTTAGGTGGAGATATTATCAATTGGTCTACAAGAGGTCCTATTGGTGGGCATATACCAGATATACCAGATATACCTAAAATGCCTATGGTTGGTGGGGAAGGCTATCAAGTTGTACGAGGAGCTTCAGAAATTATAGTGCCAAGTTTAGTAGGTGGTTGGTTGATTAAAGGTGGTGTTGCAACCTATCACGCTGGTCGAGTAAGTTTAGGTTCTAAAGCTGCGCTACCTAAATTAACTGCCATTGGACAGAAAATTTCTAAAAAGCCTGTATATAAATTTATAGCTGAAAATACTTTAGATGCTGGAGTTTCAGTAGGAGTTGATTTTATAGCATCAACACCATCAGCGCATGATAATCCACTATATCAAGGCCAAACTCTGACTGGAAAAATTAAACGATTTTCAGCAAAAGATAATTGGCTACCAAATTGGTTTGGCTTCTTACCAGATAATGCTGTAGTACAAAATGGTGATGATCCTGCTGATGTAAGAGCAGCTCATATAACGGAAGGTTTTTATTTACATTGGGCCATTACAAGTGTTAGAGCAGGAGGTATGCTGTGGGGTTTATCTAAAACTAATGAAGTCATACAACCAGTTACAAAGGCTAATAAAAAATATAGAATAACTAATACTTCAGATAAATTTGACACTCAAGTATTTGATGAAAATAATCCTCTTTCAGATGCTGTATTAAGAGAACTTGCTCGTGTCGATGAAGCTTATGATCTTTTAGGTAAAGCTGAATTAGAATTAAATCCAAGTTATATTAAAAATCCTCCAAAGAAAGCTATTACAGGACTTACTGAAGGTATAGATATAGATGCACAAGCTGTTACCCCTAAAGGTAGAGGTGGTATTACAGGCGCACAGATTGATGCAGCTCGTATAGCTGATAATATTGACACCTACGCTGACGGTAATATAAGAACTGTTATTGATGAATATACTAGAAAAATCGGATTAACACTAGAAAATTTAACTGATCAGCAAATAGTCAAAAAACTAGCAAAAGAAATTGAAAATATTGGTCCTTTTGATGCAAAAACTACTCTAGGTACTCTAATTCCAGAAAGTAAAATTGATAAGGCAGCTGCTACTTTAGCTGAAATCCTTGTTGATCCAAGAATGAATGCTGGAGATTTAAAAAAAGTTGTAAATGAATTCAAGGATACTACAGAACTGGGAGTTAAAAAATTAACTAATATTGGAAATAAAGCTGCAATAAAAGCCGTAGATTATTTACAAAAAACAATAAACGATTTCAATTTTGAGAAAGCTCGTGGATTATTAGTAACTTCAGAAGCAGGTGAATTATCTACTATTGCTAATGCTACTATGGAACTACCGACAGGTCATCCTGCGATACCAAGAGCACTAGAGCGAATGATAGATCGTACAAAACTTTTAATGGCTGAAGTTGAGTTTGCAAAGTTTGAAAATAACTTAAGAACTAAACATCTATCTGCCTTTAAAGGCGCTATAGAAAAAAATATACCAGAAGATATTCTTAAAATTAAAACAGAGATTCGACAGTCTTTAAGGAAGCCACTTAGAAATCGATTGCAAGAGATAGAAAATTATACTAATGAGTTAAAAGCTATAAGTGAAGTCAACCCTGAGTGGCTAAAACCTATGATAGCTGCATGGGCAACGAGTGGAGGTAATGTAGATACATTACATAAACTTAATGCAAATATAAAAGGTAGGCTCGGTGTATTTGCAAAAGCTTTCCATGCTGGAGACACAAATACACAATCTATTATAGTAGAACAATTACAAGGTATATCATTCAACAATATGCTATCTGCACCTAGTACTATATCACATGCTACTATAGGTAACTTGACAGGTCTGGCATCTTCTCCTATAACTAAAATGCTTGGATCAGGAGCTAATTTCAAAAATATGCAAAGAACTTGGGTTCAATATACAGGATTTCGAGATGCCTTTAGTCATGGTCTAGATTATATGGGTCAAATGTATAAGAGAGCTGCTAAGAATGATCCAGTAGGTGTAGGTTCGTTAATGAGAGACGATTTACATGTAAGAAAAGCATTTGAATTACAAGAACTAGAAGCCTATGCTAAACTTATGGCAAAGCAAGGTGATTATGGACCTCAAACATTATTAGGTATTTATGCAGACTTACATGAATTAGCCCAAACACCTTGGTTAAAGTATGGTACTAATTCCATGATTGGTTTAGATGGTTTTAATAGAGCCATGATTGCTACAGCAACGGCTAGAGGTGAAGCTTGGGATGATATGATAAGAGAAGGTGTGGAAGTTACAAAAGGTGAATTGAAAAGAAGAGGAGATATTATTTATAATAAGATGTTTGACAAAGACACTGGTTTGCTCACAGACGAAGCTGTAGAATTTATGTCTAGTGAAACAGCGTTAAACTTGAATACTAACCTATCAAAAGGTATAAGTGATTTCGTTAAGAAATGGCCTGTAGCTAGACTACTTTTCTGGTTCCCTAAAACACAAGCAAATATGATGGAACTAACTGGTAAATATTTACCTGGTCCTACAGCTCATTATGCGAATGAATTGCATCTATTATCAAGAGGTTGGCGAGATTGGAAAAATGGATTAGGATGGGTAGAAAGTTACGATACATTGCTAAAGGAGAATCCAAATGGATTAAGAGAGTTTTTAGCTAGAAGAGGAATAAAGTCTGGTGATCCAAATGTTAAAGCTAAATTCGCATCGATAGCATCTGAAATAAGAGGACGACAAATTGCTGGTGGTTTCGTAATCCTTGGTACTAATAACTTAGTTGCTAATAATATGATAAGAGGTAATGGCCATTGGGATCCGCGTAGACAAGAGCTAAGAAGACGTACAGGTTGGCAGCCTATGACATATTATGATCCTATTTTTAAAAAGTGGAGAGATTATTCATGGATGGGTCCAATAGCTAGAATTATAGCAGCTAACGTTGATTTATGGGATAATTTTGATGGTATAAGTACTAAACGATTTGAGCAATGGCAGTTAAAATTAGGAACTGTACTATCTGCATCTATTATTAATGAAACTGCTTTACGAGATATAGAACCAATACAAGCTCTAATAGCTGGAGATTATAAGAAACTAAATAGGTTTATAGCTAGTAATGTAATCAACCCTCTTGTACCTCTAACAGGACTTAGAAGAGATATGGGTAAGATAATATCACCTGAATTAGATGCACATAATCAGAGTATATTAGAGTATACAAGATCTAATAATAAATGGCTAAATGCTATTGATAAAGCTAATGCACAGGCTAAAAAAATAAATCCATTTACTAATAAAGAACTAGGATATGCAGAGAATTTTTGGACTAGAGTTGCTAATGTAGCAAAAACTCCATTAAAAAGCCATGATAAACAAACTGATATTGAAGAATGGCTAACAGAAATAGAGTATGATCTTTTTACAAAATTAACTAGTCCTAGGGGTTTAAAATTAAGTGTTGAGCAACAAGAAGCTATTTTAGCTAAAATAGGTGAAGGTGGCCTTCCAAAAAGTGAGGGAGGTTATGGAGATAAAGATTCATATCAGTCGCAACTAAGAGAAATCATGAATAAAGCTAATAGAATAAAAATCACTTCTAAAACTGGTGAGGAAATAACAGGCTTTATAAATGTCATGAAATATCATAGAGCAAATTCGGTACAAGTTGGACAGAAAAAGCTGGATTATGAGTCCCAGTACAAACAATATTATGGGGTTATAACTGATTTAGATAAAGTTTTAAAATATCAGATAGAAAGAGCTTGGGGTAGAATAGCACGCGAAGGAGATCCATTATTCTTGGATATTCTGCAGCTGGATGCAACAGCTCCTATATTACAGGACTTAATAAAACAAGGACGCCGTGAAGAGGCTGATCTGAGAAAGATAGAACTAAATAAAAACCGACAGAACATTCTAGAACTCAACAAATAAAATAACATGGCACTTCCTCCAATTGAATATACAGGTAATGGTTCAAATACAGATTTTACATTTGCATTTGGCTATTTAAAAGAAGCTGACATTTTAGTTTATGTCTGGAGTGGTTCAGCTTGGGCTTTAAAAACAACACCCACACATTATACTTTTCATAATCCTACAACAATTAGGTTTACGGCAGGTAATATACCAGGATCTACACCAGTAGATAGTTCTGGTAAAAATATAAGAATAACTAGATCTACTGATTATAATAATATTAGTCATACATTTAATGCTGGTACACCTTTAGCAGCAGGTGATTTAAATACTAATTTTGACCAAGCATTAAAATGTTTACAAGATCTACAAGGCAGTATACTTAGTGGAGCTATAACTGGTACTCCTGGCGCTACAGGTGCTACAGGTGCTACTGGACCAGCAGGACCAGCAGGTGCAACAGGAGCTACAGGAGCTACAGGATCAACTGGAGCTGCAGGTGCAACTGGTGCTACTGGTGCCACAGGAGCCACTGGAGGTACTGGACCAGCAGGACCGGCAGGACCTACAGGACCAGCAGGTACAGGTATTACAACAGATGCACAAAGTAATACAGTAGCTGGTACGAATGCTGGTGATAGTTTTACAGGTACTAGTGCTACACATAACAGTTTATATGGTGCTAATTCAGGTACTGCAATTACTACTGGAGATTATAATACATCAATAGGTTCTGGTTCTTTAATTACTATTAGTACAGGATCTAATTCATCCGCTCTTGGTTATCAAAGTTTAGCTGTGGCAACAGGTTCAGGTAATACTGGATTAGGTTATCAAGCAGGTAAATCGATCAGTTCAGGTGATAATAATATATGTATTGGACAAGGCGCAGGTGAAGCTGGAAGTCCTTCAGGTGCTATTACAACAGCTAGTAATAAAGTTGTTATAGGTAATAATAGTATTACTGATTTTTATTGTGCTGATACTTCTATATCATCTTCTGATGAACGAGATAAAGCAGATGTAACTTCATTTGATCATGGTTTAGAATGGATTAAAAAATTAAAACCAGTAACTTATCGTTGGGATAAAAGAGCTTGGTATGCATCTAATAGACCTGATGGAAGTAAAAAACGTACTAAATTACATATAGGTTTCTTAGCACAAGAAGCTTTAGAAGTTGAAAAAGAATTTGGATATGGCAAAACAAAAGATGATATGTTAATTGCTAATCTAAATGAAGATGAAAGTGCATTCGGACTTAAGTATGAACGACTTGTTCCTGTTTTGGTAAATGCTATTAAAGAGCTATCTGCTAAAGTAGAGAAATTAGAGGCGTTACAAAAATGACTAATGTTATAATAAAAGCAGCCGATGGTACTGGTTCATGTCAATTACATCATAATACAGATAAAAAATTAGAAACTACTGCTACTGGAGTTACTGTTACAGGCACAGCTGCAGCTACTACATTTGAAGGTAATTTAACTGGTAATGTTACAGGAAATGTGTCTGGTTCTTCAGGTAGTGTAAGTGGTAATGCAGCTACAGCAACAGCATTACAAACTGCAAGGACTATAGGAGGAGTATCATTTGATGGAACTTCAAATATAACTCTTCCTGGTGTAAATGCAGCAGGTAATCAGAATACCACTGGGAATGCAGCTACTGCTACAGCATTAGAAACTTCTAGAAATATAGGTGGTGTAGCTTTCGATGGAACTAGTAGTATCAATTTACCTGGAGTTAATACTGGAGGTACTCAAGATACTTCTGGTAATTCAGCTACAGCAACTGCTTTAGAAACTTCTAGAAATATAGGTGGCGTAGCTTTTGACGGTACTAGTAGTATAAATTTACCTGGGGTTAATACTGCAGGGAATCAGAATACATCAGGCAATGCAGGCACAGCAACAGCTTTAGAAACACCTAGAAGTATCGGTGGGGTTTCTTTTGACGGTACTAGTAGTATTAATCTACCTGGAGTTAATACTGCGGGTAATCAAAATACATCAGCTAATGCTGGTACAGCAACAGCTTTACAAACACCTAGAACTATTAATGGTGTATCTTTTGATGGTACAGGTAATATAACTGTAGCTGATTCGACCAAAATGCCTTTAGCAGGCGGTACTTTCACTGGTGATATAACTTTTGATAATGCTACTCATGCTGGAGATGATTTGGCATGGGATATGTCAGATAAAGCTCTAGAGTTTAATGATAGCGTTAAAGCTACATTTGGTGATAGTAGTGATCTAGAAATCTATCATAATAGTCATTCATATATAGATAATAATACAAGTCATCTTTATATTAGAAATAATGTAGATGATGATGACGGTGGTAATATTTATATACAAGCCAAATCAGGTGAAAATAGTATTGTTATAAACGATGATGAAGGTGTTAATCTCTATTATGATTCTGCTCATAAAGCAGGTACAACTGCGACAGGATTCCAAGTAGTTGGTGTATGTGCTGCAACCTCTTATTCAGGTGATGGTTCAGGATTATCAGGAGTTACCGGTACTGTTTTTGATGATAATAATATTATAAACGATCTATCTAATTTAGCTTTAAAAATAAGTAATTTAGAAAATTCTACTAAATATAATACTAATTCTACTTATGTAGACACATATCAAGATAGTGCTGGTGTGGCTTCTTTTACAAACTGTGCTAGAGATTCAAGTGGTGAATATATAGCATCAGTTGTTGATGCTAATGTAACATTCGATTGGAGTGGCTCAGGTGCACATGATCAACCAGCATTAATTGGTATTAACCCTCATAATATTGTATCTAGTTCTGGAGCAACAGGTGGTTGGTCTAATGATAGATGTAAAGTATCTAATAATGTTGAAGATAATTACCTTGCTTGTTATCCTAATTTTTATTTCGATTTAGAACATGATTTTACTCATTATTCACGTTGCGAAGTAAATTCTAGTAATGCTTCTGCAGCTGGTGGAGGTTATCAAACAATAGGAATATTAGTAGATAGAGGTACAGAAGCTACAGCAGGTAAAGATCCACAATGGAATGGTTCTTCTATTTTTAGAAATGCATCCATTTCGGGTTGGAATACTTATTTAAGGAATTTAGCACATACTAATTTAGACGACACAGTTTATACTTCAGCATATGCCACTCAACGTACTAGTGATAGTTTTGCTAATCATGCTAGTAATACAGGGAATAGTTCCACTACAACTATAAATATGTCAAGTGATAGTGGTAATGGTACGTTTGCTAAATTATATTGGAATAGTGGTGATCATACTAATTCTCGTGGTATTAAAGTTACTTATGATAAATCTGCTAATACATTGACTGGTATTTGGGTAGGTAATAGTAATTCCGCATGTACAGGTTCACCAACTTTAAGTATTACTAATGTACCAACTAGTGGACGTGTTTTAGTTTTACAAGGTGCTGTACATACTGGTGGTGGGGTTAGTGCAAATTATTGTACTATATCTAACACTGGTTATGCAGAGAGTAATGGTACAGTAAGTAGTACAACAACTAATGCAACTGGTAATTATATAAGTAATGCAATAACTGCAGCTTCTACTATTACTAAAATGGGTGCTGTAATAACTTATACAGATGCTTCAGGAACAAATACATTAAATACAGATATTAAATTATATTTATCTTCTGATGGTGGTTCTAATTGGACACAAGCAACTCTTGCAGCATTACCAGATTTTTCAACTGGAATTAAGCAAGCTAAAGCTAATGATGTAACAATAGCAACTGCTCAAGGTACTAGTTTAAAATATAAAATAGAATTTGCTAATCAATCTGCAGGTTCAAAAGTGGCACGTATAAATGGTGTATCACTTCAATTCTAAATAAATAAAAAGAGGAATTTTAAATGGCAGCAACAGTTATAGCAATCACTAAAGGAAGATATTCAGAAGAAGTTACAGGTACCTTTGATGGTGCTGATGTTTGGGGTACTGGTGCATTAAATTTACCCAAAGGAACTACTGCTCAAAGAACAGCTTCTCCTGAAACAGGTGATATGCGTTATAATACTACAACAAATGAATTCGAAGGTTACTCAGGAGCATCCCCTGCTTGGGGAGGTTTAGGTGGCGGAGGAGCTACTGGAGCTAGCAGTAATGCTGTATTCTGGGAAAACGATCAGAATGTCACCGCCAATTATACTATAACAAATGGTAAAAATGCAGGAACATTTGGTCCTGTTACAGTAGATGCTGGGGTCACAGTAACTGTGGGCGCTGGTGAAACATGGACAATTGTATAAATTATGCCAATAGCAATAGACGGAAATGGTACCATTACAGGTATCTCAACAGGTGGCATAGATGTCACAGAATCTATTACCGCACAATCGTTAGGTAATGGAGCAATAATTCAAATAGCACATGTACGTAAATCAGATACTTGGACTGGATCGACAGCAGAAGGTGCATTTAGTTCAATAATAACTGGATTAACTCAGTCTTTTACATGTAGTAGTGCATCGAATAAAGTTTTAATTTTAGGTTGCCTTCATGTCGAAAACCCTATTGGAGGTGGCTGGGGTGTTGGTGCTGTATTAACAGCTGATGGTAGTGATATAACTGCTTCAGCTGGAGATGCTAGAGGTAGTAATAGAGTTCGAGTGACTGGGCATATGCCAACAGGATACTTAGGCGGCCCATTACAAATTGAATATCTTCATTCTCCATCTTCTACAAGTGCAGTTACATATGGAGTGAAACTTTGGAACGGCCATACATCTACACAAACGCTGGCTTTAAATCATGGTACTTCCTGGTCTTCAGATGTAAATAATGACTATACTTGTGCTTCAAGCTTTACATTTATGGAGGTAGTAGCATGAGTAACGTAAAACTCGTACATAGTACTGGAAATGGAACAAGTATAGCTGCACCAGCTGCTAATCCATCTTCTAATATAACTTTAAAAGTACCATCAACAACTGGATCAGCAGGTCAAGTTCTTAAAGTTGCTTCTGCTAATCACAGTGCAACAAATGCAGAACTTGAATGGGGTACAGGAGGTATCACTGCAGCAAATGATGGAGTTGTAAAGGCATGGGTCAATTTTAACGGTACAGGTACTGTTGCAATAAGAGATCATTTAAATGTCAGTTCTATAACTGATAATCATACTGGAACTTATACTGCAAATTTTACTACTAGTTTTGCAACTGTTAACTATGTTGCTCTTGTTTCATCTGGACATTCTGGTAATAGTTCAGCTCCAAGAGGTTTTGAAACTGCTTATAATTATGCAACTGGTTCTGTAAAATTTGATTTTAGAGATGATACTGGTAATGAAGCAGATCCTCAAGTTGCTTGTTTATTATGCATAGGAGATCAATGAGTAAAATTATTTATACAGAACCATCTGGTTCAGTTTCAGTCATACATCCAACAGGAGATGTTAAAGATGCAATCAAAGATGTTCCTTCTGGTCTTTCATACGAAATAGTAGATGACAACAAAATCCCTACAGATCGTGAATTTAGAGGTGCTTGGACTATTAGCTCAGGTGCAGTTATAGAAGATGTAACGAAAGCAAAAGTTATAGCTCATGGCAGAAGAAGAGATAAAAGATCTACTGAATTTAAACCTCATGATGATGTTATATCTTTGAATATCCCTGGATCAGATGCTACTGCAGCTGAGACAGCTAGAGCTGCTATTCGTACAAAATACGCAACTATGCAAACAAATATTGATAATGCAACCAATATAGCTGGTATTAAAACAGCTTTAGGAGGTTGATATGAGTACATTACAAGTAACAGATCTTACCCATGTAGGTAATACAGGTACATCTAATATTGTATTAGATAGTTCAGGTAACGCTACAATTAATGGTAACTTAACAGTAACAGGTACATCACCTGGGATTACACAAACAGTTGGTACTTGGACCCCTATTGATTCATCTGGAGCAGGTTTAACCTTTTCTTCTGCGACAGGTCACTATGTATTGACAGGTAAAATATGTACGGTATTTTGTCA